GATCCGCCGTCCCGGCGGTAATGCCAACCGCTAGTGACATCGTCATCGAACGCCGCATCGAGTGTCTTGCCGTATAGCTGCGCCACGGCCGGGACGTTATTCGAGGTGGCGTTAACCCACTTGCCGTTCATGTTGATAGTGGCGGAACCGGCCAAGTAGTTATCGGTGAACAGTCGGGCCGTGTAAGCGAAAGTGCTGTCAGTATCCGGCTGCACGGTAAGTTCCTGCACCCGCACATTCGGATACTTTGCGTTGAAGTCATCGACCGCCCGCACCAATCCCCGAAGCTGTTCATACACTTGAGGATTGTTGGCGGCAAGGTCAGGCTCAAGTTGGCGAATCTTGATCTGGCTAGGCTGCGCGTCCCAAGTGTCATGTGTGAACACAACTTTCGTGTCCGGCAGCAGATCCTGGGCGGCAACCTCGATGTCGAACAACGAGTTAGCCTCAGCCAGCCTCTTACGCAACCGCTTACGCTGCGGTGTCCAACCCTTGGTCGACCACGCCGGCACCAGCGCGGGCCGTCCAAGCTCCCCGAACTCCGAAGCCTCGCGGGCCTGCTCACGCATCTTCGCCAGGATCGCCTTAAGGTAGGCGTTCTTGTCGGGATCATCTTTGTAAGCACTATGCGGCCCAACAGCTTTGCGAGCTTCCTCGTACCGCTTGTTGTACATCTCATAGTATTCCGGCTCGATGAACTCGGTGCCCACACGCTCAGGCACCACGATGCACTGACAGTGATCGTGATACCGCTGACGCTCCCCATCCTTCGTGTAGAACTCGGCCTTCTCCCCCGACAGATACACCGCACCCCGGGTAGCCAACGTCGCACAGAACAGACACGCATCAGGCTGCGCCACCCGACGCAAACGCACACCCTCAGCTTTAGCGTTATACGCCACCGTATTACGGCTGCCGTCGAACACCGCCCGCGTGGTCGACCCGCCCAAGTCGCTCATAAGCCGCTGCTTGCGGGCCTCATCGAACACGCCGTCCGCAATGTTGTTCACCGCCCAGCTAGCCGAACTGATAAGCCGCGCAGCAGGAACCAGATCCTCAATGGGCGGGGTGTCCGGCTGATAGTCGGCATCCGGCGACAGATCCCCATACCACTGCGTGCCAGCCTCGGCCGCCGCAGCCGCATACCGCTGCACAAGCTCAGGGAACATGCCCACCACAATCGACTGCACCTCAGCAGGCGACATCCCCATCGACAGATACTTTTCGATCATGTCCTCGACGTTCCGCATCGCCTGCCCGCTCAACCGGGACAGCAACTCGCGCAACAGGTTAGCCTCGCGGAGCAGATCCTTCTTCGTCGCAACCTGGGCGGGCGCAGTCACCTAACGTCAGCCCTCGACAGTGCCCTCGCCGCGCTGGCCGACAGCCGCCGACGCAGCCTCACTCGGTGCCGGCGCGGACCCAAGGTTCGAAACAAGCTGCGACACAGTCTGCTTCCGCAGATCCGCCTTCAACTGCTTCTGCTCCACCCGGGAGATGTCCAGCCGATCCCACGTCACCGTCGACTCAGCAGGAAGCACCCCAGCCGCAATCAGTTTCGTAGTCGCATCCGCAGCCGAAGCCATCGTCGGCGTGTGCGCCGGTCGCCACTTCGGCCGGATCAGCATCGCTTCCTTCGGCAGATCCGACGAACCCTCACGCACCATGATCGCCAGCCTCGACAACTGTGTCCAGCCGCCACCGAACTGACGCTGCCGACGCTCCGCACGCTTCACCAACCGGAACTCCATCGCGTTGATCGCCTCAGCGGACGGCGGATTGTCAGTCGAGAAACCAAGGTAGTTCTGCGGGATCCCGATATGGCCTGACAGCAGTTGCGCGTACATCTTCATCATCCCGAAGAACGTCTCCAAGGACTGCCCGCGAAACTCCTTCACGTCCGGCAGATCCCCGTACTCGTCACGCTCCAACGCCAGCATCCGCCCCAAATAAGACTTCCACGCAGGCATGGGATTACCGTCAGCGTCGGTGAAGAAAGACTCCCTCGCGCCCAGGACAAACCGTTGCGGCGCAGCGTAATACTCGCGAGCCAACTCCGCGTTCGCCAACGTCCGCAGACCGGACTGCGTCAACCGGCGCACCGTCTCAGTGATCTCCGAATGGCCGCGAGGCGAACCAGACTTCGACTGATTAACAAACGCCGCAACCGCAACCTGCCCAAGCCGGTGCTGATCCCGCTCGATCACAGTCCAACCGGACGGCGAGGACAGCGACGGCGACTTATTCTCAAGCCAGATAGTCTCATTCGGCAAGAACAACGCCCCAGTGACGATGCGGTCCTCCACATCGAGCCGCTGCATGTACGCCGAAGTCACCCGACGAGTCCTAGAGTCAATCGTCGCAGTCATATTCAGCGGCGACTCGACCGTAACCAGCGGATCCGGCTCCCCATCGAAACCCGTTGTCACAGCAGCGAACCCGACACCGTAGATCAGGGCATCGAGGTGGGCCTTAATCGACTCCACATCGAGGTCATTCGCCAGGTACAGTTCCTCAAGACCAAACGGGTCATCGCCAGAAGCGTTCGTAGCGGCCGTATTCCAGCCCTCGAAGTCGAGGCGTTCCTCGACGCAGTCCACAGCGGCGGCGGGCCAGCCCACAGCCACCGCCAACCCGGCCAACGTCGGCGGCAGAGCGATCCGCAGATCCTCGAGCCGCGACTTACCATCGTAATAGTCTGCCTTGACTTGGTTTTCGGGCCGGAACCGCGCCAACTGCACAGTGAGCTCATCCAAAACAGCGTGTTCATCACTGCTCAGGGACAGTGATGGGAGTGCGACGGCAACTGTCATTGCAGCACCAACATCCTTCCCTTAGACGAAGTGTTAACACGCACACCGAAACCGCGTGCAACGCAATCCAAACGAGCCTTATAAGCCATAACAGCGGCATACGCCGCGTCGATCTTCTGCGGCGACTCAGGGTAAGCCTTATAGATCAGATAACCACGGCTTGCCGGCCGCATGCGGGCATTCAACACATGCCGCGTCAAAGCCAACGAACCATCATGGGTCACTTCAGGCTTCAACTCGCCGTCCTGTTTCTGCCCAGACACCACAATCGCATGCCGCAGCCGCTCCACATGCTCAACCACGTTCACGCCCTTGCCTTTCGGCCAAGCCATCATAGGGTTAGCGTGCGTGCAACGCACCCGCAGCTTCCGCCCGTGATCCTTCTCCCACGCCGCCACATGCTCAACCCAGCCGGACGGGTCCGCATACATCGCCATCACCCTGTACCGCTTGAACGCATCCCGCACCGCCGCGTCGATCTCCGCAACCGGCGGTGCCCACTTCCTGTCCTTGAGATCCGCTTCCCACACCCCAAGCTCGAACAGATGCCCGTCATAGATGCGGCAGCCGATCAGGGCCGTCGCGTCCGCCTTGCCCTGGACCCGGCCCATCGAGCCGTCGAACCCGATAGTGATCGCATCCCCGTCAGCCAACGGCCGAACCTTAAGCGGCTCATCAGGATTGAAGTCCGCCCCGGCCGGCAAATACTCGGCGCGGATCCTCGACCACTCCTGCTGCGACACCCAACTATCAGACGCATGCGTCAACTGATTCAGAAAATACCGGCGGGCATCCTGCGGGTCGGTGTCCGCGTCCCAATACTCCGCGATAATCCGGTCGAGGTTAACCCAACCACCGTTATCACTCGCACTGTCGCCATACGCCTCACGCAACCCGGCCCGCAGACTGTCATAGTCCTCGGGATCCGTTTCAGCCGGTGCCTCACGATGATCGAACAGCAGACCCTTCGACCTGGCGCGGCCCTCCCGCTGCGCCTCGAACGCCTTCCAACTAGCCTCAGCCACAGACTCTTCCCCCGGCAGGAACGCGTTAGGTGTCTCGACGCTGCACCCGTTCACCTTCGCGATATTTCGGCGTATCGTGCGGGCCAACTTCCAGCCGCCGTTCGACTCCGTCCATGACTCGGTCTGATCCATAGCGGTAAACACGGGGCGGAAGCCTTCGCGACTCAAACCAGCCGACGTTGCCGCCTCGATCTTCCCTGACGGCACCAGAATCGCTGTCTCCATTGGAGTTACATCGTAATCGTC